CTTGAGAAGAAACACAAGGAGATGGTCCGTACACTGATTGGCAAGCAGGTTCCTTCAACTCTATACCTTTACGGTCCTACTGGCATAGGAAAGAGTAAGTTGGTTGAGTACATAGTCGAACAGCTTTCCATTATGGAAGGGAGACAAATTCTTCAATATGTCAGAGCTCCATCTGATGCCTATTGGTCTGGCTATAATGGGCAGGATATCGTCATTTACGACGATTTCAATTCAAATCGCAACAACGTCGATCATGGAGAGATCGTTCAGATCTATACACCGGCAGCTTTTCTCTTAAATCAAGCTGGGATACCAGAAAAAGGAATGAGATTCTCATCCCCTTACATGATAATGTGTTCAAACATGGGTTATGCTGCTACTTCAATCGTTCTCAGCGATACAGACATATTGAGCCGAAGAAGAGACTTTTGCATTTGTGTGGAGGAGACGCAACCTTTCCCTGATGGAGCTACAGTCTTTCCAGCTGAACATTACAAGGCTGATTTCTCTCATCTCAAGTTTACTGTAATGCAGAATAAACCAGTCAATGGTATCATGGTTCCAGTCGCTCCCATGTCCATACAAAATATCATTCGTGAAATGTATGAGCTGAGCGTTGAACGGGGCATTCAGTTCAGAGCTGCTGTTGACGCGAGATTAAAGCAAACCAACATCCGGAACGTTGCAGACTTACCAGTAGATGTCTCGGCACAATTGCCACCAGCGCCACAGGTTCGACCAGTTATCGTAACGCAAACAGCCCGTGCAGCCACCTTCAATCCTAATGGGAGGCCACATGCTGAGAGACATGAAGAGTTCGATGTCGTTTACCAGCGTGTGATATCAGGAGAGGGTTGGTTTAGGTCTGATGGCCAGCAAGGTTGGTTTAGAGCTGAATACCGCCGCCGTTTTGGCTTAGATTTCGATGTGCAATATCAACTTGTCCAACCTGGCTTTGACAATGGTGATCCGCAGTATCAAGATCCTCATGGTGATCAATTTTATAACCAAGCCATCGAGCCTACGGAGATGACAATGAGCCAATGTTTCCTGTTCATTGGTCCACCTGGCATTGGAAAAACTTACATCATGCAACAGTTTAACGGAAGCTATATGAAGCTTGACGAAATCGCTGCTAATGTGGACACCTTGCGCGATGCGAAGAATACTGTCTGGAGTACTTATGATGGTTCACTCAAGAAACCAGTCATAATGACTTGTAACCAAGCTCAACTGGCGAGGACTTGGAGTGAAGCTGGTTTCACTGAAGATACATACCATGCTTTGTTGAGAAGATGTCATGTCTTCACGTTCAACTTTGCTCGGAAAGGAATTTTGAGTCGTTACACCAAAGATGAACTCTTGCGAAATTCAGAATTCTTCGCAACAAAAGTTGTTGTCAGACTGAAGAAGCCAGGTTGTACTGAAGAAGACTTTGCAGTCGGTAGAATTCGACAGCATATTGAGGAGTCAATACTTTGCAAGCAGGCAAGAGGTGAGTTTGTGCCAGATTCACCACCAAGCAATTTCGAACCTGATTTCCAGATCCTGTTGGACCTGCCCACCACTACTGAGTGCAATGGAGTCGTAGGGTTTGAGATGTTCAAGTTTTTCAGATATGCGACCATTCTGAAAGCCAAAGGGTCACCTCAGAGGGTGCTGCAAAACATGCTTGAAATCATGAAAAATTCAAGGGTCAAAACATATGCTGATATAGCAGAGATGGTTTCGACGACTCTCGTACCAGGATTTGGCAGTGTGTCAATGCACTTCAATGATAACATTAGAGTTTTCTTCTG